CAGCGCACATGCCAATCTATCGCCTGGAAGCCGAGCTGCTCAAGCTGCCCCAGGTGGACATGCCGGTCGATCACGCATTCTGCAATGGCCTATACGCTCGCACCATGCACATCCCAGCAGGCACCGTTCTGACTGGCGCCATCCACAAAGAAGAATCCTTTTTCTTGGTTCGCAAGGGCGAGCTGATCGTCAGCACAGACAGCGGCCCCCGCACCATTGGCCCAGGCGATATGAGCGTTTCCAAGATCGGTACTAAGCGAGCTGGCATCACTTTGACCGACGTTGAAGTGACCACTTTTCACGCAAACCCAACCAACGAACAGGAACCGCAAGCGCTGTGGGACATGTTCACTATTCCAGCGCCAGCGCCAGCTCTTGAAACTGCACAGGCAGCGCAATTGGAGAAATCAAAATGACATTCGGACTATCAGGCGCAGCAATCGCTGGACTTGCAGTTGGTGGCGCAACTCTTGTATCTGGCTACATGCAAGGCGAGGCAGCAAAATCTGCATCAGAAGCGCAAGCAGGTGCAGCCCAAACAGGCATTGACGAGCAGCGTCGCCAGTTTGATGCAGTGCAAAAACTGCTTGAGCCTTACGTCCAAGCAGGCCCGGAAGCGCTTAAACAGCAGCAGGCATTCCTGGGCCTACAAGGCCCAGAGGCCGAGCGTGCGGCCATTGAGCGCATCCGTGGGGGTGAGACGTTTAAAGCCCTATCCCAGCAAGGCGAAGAGGCAATGCTGCAACGCGCATCGGCCACGGGCGGCCTACGCGGCGGCAACATCCAAGGCGCACTGGCTCAGTTCAGGCCGCAACTTTTGTCCAGCCTCATCGAAGAGCAATATGGGCGTCTTGGCGGCATGACCTCGCTCGGCCAACAATCAGCAGCCGGTGTCGGCTCTGCTGGGATGCAAACAGGTCAGAGAATATCCGGCCTGCTTGGCGAGCAAGGCGCAGCAATTGCAGGCGGCGAAATTGGCCAGGCCAAAGCATTCGGCGCAATTCCAGCAGCTATTGCTGGTGGTTTCGGTTCATTTCAAGGTCTCGGAGGTAAATTCTAATGCCAGCACCTATTGATTACAGCGTGCAAGTTGCCGATCCAATGCAATCATTTTTGAGTGCTTTCCAGACTGGTGCAACTATTCGAGAAGCTGGTTTAAAGCAAGAACAGCAAGCGCAACAACTGGCACAGCAAAAGCTAATCCAAGAAGGATTTACAAAAGTACGTGGTCCAAATGCAACTGCGGCAGACTATGCAAATCTTCAAATGTTACTTCCAGAAGCGCAAGCAAAAGCTGTGCGTGAGGGTTTTAGCATGTTGTCAGGTGAGCGTCAGAATGTAGCGTTGCAACAAGGTGGACAAGTATTTTCAGCATTCAAAGCGGGTAAGCCAGAAATTGCAATCCAATTCATGGATCAACAAATTGAAGCAAAACGTAACTCTGGAGACGAAGCAGGCGCAAAGTTTTTAGAAACCATGCGAGATGTTTCGAAGGCAGACCCAAAAGCTGGAGAAATTTTCTTCGGAAATAATCTTGTTCAAATGCCTGGCGGCGACAAATTAATTGAAGCTGCAAATAAACTTTCAGGAGAAGCAAGAACAGCCGCAGAAGCTCCAGCAGCATTGCGCCAGAAACTTGCCGACGCAGACAAAAAGGAAGCAGATGCTTTAGTAGCTCAAGAGAAAGCAATCACCGCAGGAGAAATTGAAGCTGCCGCATTAAAACTGGCGCAAGCACAGGCTGAAAAAGAAGCAGTACAAGCTGAATTTGCTAGAACCAATCAGGTATTGGATGTGCAACAGAAGGGCGCCCAACTTGGTTTGACAAAAGCTCAGACCGATTCAGCATTGGCACAAGGTCGAAAACTTGGAGCAGAGGCCACTACTGCCATTCTTGAATTGGAAGCACTCAAGAAGGGTGGAACTTTAGCTACTCCAAAAGCATTTGAGCAAGAAGAAAAACTGCGCAAAGAATTCCAAGGCCGCACCAAGGTGTATGGCGAACTTGGAACCACATTCAACAACATCAAGTCTTCGGCAGAGGCCAAGAACGGCCCAGGCGACATTGCACTGATCACCGGATTCATGAAAATGCTCGATCCAGGCTCAGTGGTGCGTGAGACAGAATTTGCAACGGCACGCGACACCGCAGGCCTGTACACAAGACTTGAGAACAGTCTGAAAAAAGCAGAAACCGGCCAGTTCTTGCAGCCAAATCAGCGAAGTGAATTCGTCAACCTTGCCAAACAATATCTGGACTCAGCTCAGAAAAAAGCAGGCGACGAAAAGAAAGCGCTCGGCGTCGTGGTCAAGAACTACCGCCTCAATCCTGAAAACGTGTTCGGGCCTGAGACGGAGGCAGCGCCAGGCGGTCAGCGCGTGGTAAATCCACCATTGCCAACTGGTACGCCAACCAATAGAAACGTTACGGTGGATTACTAATATGGCCTATTCCATCACTACTAAAGATGGCATCACCATCAACAACATTCCCGATGATGTTGCGCCAGATTCAGCAGACCTAAAAGCGCGCGTTGCATCCATTCGCGCAGGTGGTGGTGCAGCAGCATTGGAGGCCCCAGTGCCAACGCCAGCCCAACCAACTGGGTTCTTTGAAGGTTTGGCAGAGCAGATCACTGGCCGCGCACGCGCAACACCAGAAACCCAGGCATTGCCCGAGTGGGTAAACATGCCGGAAATGAATCAAATGTCAGCGGCAGGATTTAAGACCGGCTTGGGAACGCTCATGAGCAATCCCCAGGAAACGGTGCAAGTCTTGCAGGCCAACTTCCCTGGCGTGCAGGTTCGTCAAGACGCCAAAGGCAACTACTTATTGCGCTCGTCAATAGATCAAAAAGAGTATGCAATCACCCCAGGTCTAACCCTTGGCGATCTTCCGCGCCTCGGTTCAGCATTTGCGGCATTTACCCCAGCAGGCCGAGTGGCAAGCATTCCCCTCGCAATGGCCGGTGCAGGTGCAACGCAGGCAGTCATTGAGGCAAGCCAAGCCGCAACCGGCGGTCAATTCGACCTTGGCGAAGTTGGCATGGCAACAGCCACAGGTGGAGCTGGGCAAATCTTGTCGCGCCTAGCGCCTCCGGTCGTCCAAGCAATCAAAGGCGGCGTCCAGCGCGTAACAGGCCCAGGCCGCGCACCAACACCTGCGGCAGCACCCGTTCGCGTAGAGCCTACGATGGCACCAGAGGCCCCACCAGCGGCTCCAATGGCCGCAGCAATGCCAGAGGTCGCGCCAGCCGCTCCGGTCGCTCCAATAGGCATGGTTTCCACGCCAACTACAACTTTTGTTGCTCCAGTTGCTGAAGAAGTCACACAGGAATCGGTCAACAACTTAATTCAAAAAGCATCTGGTACCGGCTTTGGCTCAACTGGTGCACGCGACCGGCTGGCCGATCTTGCCCAGGTCAATGTGGCAGCCAAAGAAGCAGCCGACCGGCTCGGCATTCAATTGCCTGCCGACGTGTTCAGTGACAACCCGCAAGTCCGAGCAGCCGCAGGCTTGACCCGCTCTGTGGCCGGTGGCGAGGCCGAGGCAGCATGGCGCACCACTGTTTCTCAAGCCGTAGACAAGGCCGACGATGTAATCAAGCAATTTGATGCAACATTTGTTGAAGGCGCAGTCGCCCCTGGCGTGGTCTCGCAAAAGATCAAAGACAATCTTATTCAGCAACAAAAAACAACGGCTCAACAGGCTAAAGATTTATACAACCAAGTTGATTTAAAAGTGCCAGAGCAAACGCTGGTAACTTTTCCAGCATTAAAAGCAAAGTTGGCAGAAATAACATCAAGATTGGGCGCAGAAGGTGTTGAAAAAAATGCAACCCTAAAAATGCTCAACAAAATGGTTAGTGATGCCGAAATTGGAAAAGTACCTTACGGTCGATTGAAAGAGGAAAAAACTTTGATTGGTGATTCAATCAAGGGCGTGCAGAATGATTATTCAAAAAGCACATCGCAAGGTAGATTAAAAGAAATTTATGGCGCATTGGCAAAAGACCAACTCGACAATGTTGAAAAATTAGCAGATGCAGAAGTTCGTCAACAATTACGAAGCGCTAATCTATTGACGGCAAAAGAAAAAGCACTTGGTCAACGCATCATCAATGCTTTTGGTCAAGATATTGAAGGCAGTCTGGGTTCAAAATTAAGAGCAGCAATTCTTAGTGGCGCTAAAGGTGACACAGGCGACTTCAATCGTTTGCTTAAAATAGTACCAGAGGAGTTTCGCAAAGAAACACTGGCAACGGCATTGGCATCGGCTACTAGGTCGGCCAGAGGTGCTGAAAAAGGTGGATTCGGATTCTCCGAGTTTGCAACCATTTATCCGCAACTTCGTGCCAATCCGCCAGTCTATAAAACCATTGTGGACACGCTAGGCAAAGATTCGGCAGACGTGTTGCGCGATCTGTTCGAGGTCTCCAAGCGCGTCACCGAGGCTAGAGCCAATGTGCTGACCACCGGCAAGGCAAACCAAGCATTCGCAAATGCTGAGGGTTTGTTTGGAAAAATTATGGAAAGCAGCATTACCCAGCGAGCCGCAACAACAGTTGCCAGCCTAGTGCCTGGCGGTGGAGCTGTCGCGCCAGACATCATTAAATTTATGTCGCAAGGAGCTGAGGAGCGCGTTAAAGCGGCAGGAAAGTTATTTGCCGATGAAGCATTCCAACAGCTTGCCGTAGAAGCCGCGACCAAAGGCGTCCCAAGTGCCTCTAGCGTTCGTCGCGCTGCTATGTCACAATCCTTCCAGAAATTTGCCGATGCCGCAAAGCTGCCAAAATCACTAGATGCACGGATTCAGTGGTTGCAAACAGCAGCTCAGACTGAGCGCCAACTCGACCAGGAGACCCCATAAATGTCCGCACTCTCGATTCAACCGCCTTACCCAGCATTCGCTGGCACTGACGGCCTACCGTTGGAGAACGGCTACATCTGGATTGGCACGGTCAACCTGAACCCCCAGGTCAACCCCATTGCGGTCTACTGGGACGCAGCGCTTACTATCCCAGCAGCCCAGCCCATCCGCACGCTCAACGGCTATCCGATGTATCAGGGGACGCCAGCACGTTTCTACGCTGCCAGCGATTACAGCATCCTGGTGCAAAACAGCAAGGGCAGCTTGGTCTATACCTCGCTGAATGGCAACGCCTTCCCAGGCTCTGCTGGCAATCTTTACGTCAATGCAACAGGCACAGGAACACAGACCATCTTTCCAGTTTCATTTGTGCCAAGCCTGATTTACATCAATGGCGTTTATCAGAACCAAAGCAGCTACACATTGGCCGGTGGGAATGTCACGTTCTCCGAAGCGCCCCCTATCACTTCGGTGATCGAATTCCTGATCTAAGGAGAAAACAATGCTCAAGACAGTATCAACAGCCAACGGGCTTGTCAGCCCTACATTTAGCGGTAACGTGACCCTATCCAATGGGAACCTAGTCCAAGGCACCGCAGCCAAAGGCATCAACTTCACCGCCAACACCCCAGCAGCGGGAATGACAAGCCAGTTGCTGAACTGGTATGAGGAGGGGACATTTACACCCGTATTGAAAGACGGTGCTAGCGGAAACGCAGCTACCGCTACAGCAATTGGTCGTTACACCAGAATGGGGCGTGCTGTTCAAGTGCAAATAGAATTAACAGCAATAAACACAACAGGACTTACCCCTACAAATACAATCTATATAACTGGACTTCCATTTGCTTGTGTTTCAAATTACACCCCTGCGGATGTTTTTGGAGATACTGTAACAAGCACAACAGGACAACTTCAAGGACTTATTTATACAAGCCAAACTTACATGGTTTTGTACAATAATACAGTTACTGGACATACGGCCGCAATAGTATCTCAAATGACAAGTGGTACTTCGGGTTTTTACATTCAAGCAAATTACATAACATCGTAAGGTTGCGTCATGTTAACAAAAGTATCTTACTCAATGATTACTGGAGCCCCAGTCAATGTACTGGATTTTGGCGCTGTTGGTGATGGGGTTACAAATAATACAACAGCAATTAATTTGGCTTTAGCAAGCGCAGCTAATATTCAATTATATTTTCCACCTGGTGTTTAGAACCACACTGGTATTTCATGCACTACTGCAACAACAATTTCTATTGTTGGCGAAGGTGCTACGTTATTTTTAGCTAATGGTTCCAATACCAAATGTGTGTACATTGAAAATGCCAACTCGTTTACTATGACTGGAATGACTGTAGATGGCAATCAAGCAAATCAAACAATAACTGGCACACGCCTTAATGGTTGCGGTGTTCAGACTCAAGCCGTTTTAAACGTAACGATACAGAACAACACAATTAAAAACGTGTCAACGGGCGCTTCTATTGTTATTGGTAGTGCCGACCCATTTGCTGCAAGCACAACAACTGAGACAGCATTGGTAAGCAACAATGTTATTCGCAACTCTGGATTTATTGGCGCTCCATTTACTTGCGATGGCATTTATTGCCAGTTGGACAACGCAAAGATTTCAGACAACATCATTTTTACTGGTACAGATTTTGGTGTTGCCCTTGAGTATTCAAAAGGCAGTACGGTATGCCGCAACACGGTATACGCTACGGAAGTTGGTCTTGGCGGCGTAGGCGTAGACTCGTGCGTGTTTAGCGACAACACAATTAATTCTTGTTTATTCCGAGGTATATTTTTTGATACAGCTAATCAGCCAGTAACAGCTCCTTGGATTTCTTACCGAACTGTAATATCAGGTAACGTAATTAATGGTGTAGGTGGAAGCGCGTTAGGCGGCGACAAAATGTGTATTCAGGTTAGCTATGCAGCCACTGATGTTAATTTTGTTATAAGCAACAATTGCACTACAGGTGGAGATTATGGTTTAAATCTTGGTGCTAATAATATTACAGTTACTGGCAACGTATTTAAAGATGCTGCAATTAGAGGGATTATTTCTGATGAAAATTCTTCTATTAACTTTTTTAATAACGTAAGTACCAATGCTGCTGCGCCAAATTTCATAAACAATCTATATGGGCAAGTTGTAGACTTGGCTCCGTCCAACATTCAAAGAAGAATTGCTACCGTTACCACAGTCGCGTCAACAATAACAGGGCGACCGTTTTTTATTAAAACTAGCAATGTAACAACTTCGCAAGAATGCATAATAAATGTTTACGCTACCACAGTGCATCCCGTTAGTGGCCCACTTTGTACGTTTAGACAGTATTCCGTTAAATCTACTGCTGGAACTATTACAACAACAAATATGCTGCCTTATAGTGGAGATACAGCAACTCTTGAGATAATTTGTGCCCAAAATGCACCCGGAATTGCTGAGATACTTGTTGGGTCTTCAACAGCCAGTGTAACGGTTCAGGTTTATGTTGAACTTATTTCAATGCAACCAGTTACTCCGTTTTATCTAAAAGAAGCATAACCCCCCCCGTCTTACGATGTTTTAAAGGAACTATCATGGAATTTAAATGGACAGTTAACAAAGTGCAAGTCGTTGAAAACAATCTGGTTACTCGGGTTGATTTAACAGTTACCGCCACTGATGGTGACAATAATGCCTCTGCTGTTTACACTTGCAACTTATTCCGTGGGGATTCGTTTATCCCTTACGACCAACTTACCGAGCAGCAAGTGCTTGATTGGTGTTTTGAGCCTGTTGTTGAGACTTGGCTTGACATAAACAATGTTGAGCAATCAACCACCCGTCTTCTCAAAGGCAATGGTGAAACACAAGTAGCTGGACAGATCGCCCGTCAATTGGCGCAGAAAGCTGCTGAACCTGCTTTGCCTTGGGTAAAAATTTAAATTTGAAGGAAACCATTATGTCCACCAACTCACAAATCGCATTTACTCCCCTTGGCAAGACCATTGTGGTGGCAGCTACAACTTCGGCCCCTACTGGCATCCAGGCGCCTGTCTACGCCAAGTTTGACCCGCAGAACGCAGGCCAGTACCGATTCATCAATGCAGGCACTACGACCGTGTTCTTGGGAACTGGCGACAGCGCAGCAAATGCTACGGCCAACGCTGTGGCCCCGGTCGCTGGCACGCCATCAGCGGCCATGGTGTTAGTGCCTGGTGCAGTTGAAATCCTGCGCTTCAACAAAGACACCTTTTTCAGCGGTCTGTCCAGCGCAGCAGCAACCGTGTACATCACGCCAGGCCAAGGCCTCTAAATGTTGGAGACAGACGTTATGGCCGAAGGCAACGAGATTGATCTAGTCAAGTACGGCGTACTTTGGCAAAAAGTTCAGGACATGGACAAGAAGGTTGACAAGATGGAGCGCAACGTCGAGGAGCTGCTCGCCCTAGCCAACAAAGGCAAAGGCGGTCTGTGGTTTGGCATGACTGTCGTTTCCGGTGTTTCTGTCGTGGTCGGTTACTTCATCAACATCTGGAAGCATTAATGATCGTCGAAACAATGGCTGTCATTGCTACGGCACGGGCAACCATTGCAGGCGTCAAGCAGGCCATTGCCTTGGGCAAGGATGCGTCCGCCCTGATTCACCAATTCTTTGACGCCAAGGATGCAGTGATGAAGGTGCGGGCAAACCCGCCCAAGAAACCATTTCAGTCAGCCAACTCGGAGGCCATGCAGATCATCCAGTTGGCCGAGGAAATGCAGCAAGTCGAGGAACAGATCAAAATCTCCTTCATGCGCAGGGGTAAGACCAACCTCTGGATGGACTTCCTGCGGGAGCGCAACGCCATCGTGGCCCGAAACAAAGCCGAGGAGATTGAGATGGAAAACGCCAAAGCCAAGCGCGCCAAAGAGGTCGAGGAAGTCATCGAGCTGGTGCTCCTTGCCGTGGCGGCTGCCGGTGTGGTCACGCTGGTGGCCTGGGGAACAATGCAATACGTGGACTTCATGCGGAGATAATCATGCTACTTGACTCAATCCTTGGCATCGGCAACAAGCTGATCGACAAACTCATTCCAGACCCAGAAGCCAAAGCCAAAGCCCAGATGGACTTGGCCAAGATGGCCCAGGACGGCGAGCTGGCCAAGATGGCCAACGAGACCAAGCTCTACGAGGTCGAGCAGACGGCCATCACAGACCGCTGGCAGGCAGACATGGGGTCAGACTCTTGGTTATCCAAAAACATCCGTCCAATGGCCCTTATAGCCATCTTCGTGGCCTTCTTTCTATTCACCATGATGTCAGCCTTTGGCTACAACGCGCAAGAATCCTATGTGCAGCTTCTTGGCCAGTGGGGCCAGATCATCTTCTTGGCGTATTTCGGTGGCCGCACAGTTGAGAAACTGGCCGACATGAGAAGCAAGAAATGACGCCTCACTTCACCCTCGCGGAGTTGACGCATACTGACCACAGGACGCTGGACAACACGCCCAACGAAGCAGAGCGAGCAAACCTGCTGCGCCTGGCCGAGTTTTTGGAAATCGTAAAAACTACGCTAGGCGGCAAGCCCATCATGATTTCGTCAGGGTTCAGGTCTAAGGCAGTCAACGACGCAGTGGGCAGCAAGGACAGCAGTCAGCACCGCAAAGGCTGCGCAGCAGATATTAGAGTGCCAGGCATGACGCCAGACGCCGTAGTCCGTACCATCCTGCTGGCGCAGCTTCCATTCGATCAGGTTATCCGTGAGTTTGACGCCTGGACGCACATCAGCATCCCAAGCGACGTAGGCAATTTCCCCCGGCGCCAGGCGCTCATCATTGACAAGGCCGGAACGCGGGCATTCGTTTAGACCGGAACGATGTTGATAGGTGATTGCGCTCGCAGGCGAACGTAACGCTTGCACAGGACAGCCGACTTTGGCTCATCCATAAATACCCGTTCTTTGAGCGTATTGGTGCTGTGAAAGTGCTCTGGAAATGTATCCTTGAGCTGCTGAATGTACATATCCAGGCGCTCATTCGGCTGGCCATAATCACGGACCAGGCCATTAGGCAAAGAAACCAAGTCTTGCAGTTTTTGCTTTTGCAGGTCGTTTAGCATTTGAATTTATCCTCTTTTGTCATATTGCGTTTAGGTAGCGGTAGCCAGCCCAAGCACCAGTCACGGTGCCATAGGCCAGTGGTGCAGATGCCGCCACGGGTAAGCAGCAGCACCTTCACATTCTCCGGGGCAGGTGGGTCGCCAGCGTGTGGGTACATGAACTCAGCGCCCCCGGCTAGGTAGTCGGTCATGACATATCTTTCGTCAGAATTGCCAACCACGCAACAGAAGCGCAGGTTATCAAAATCGCCATGCAAATTTTGTAAGCTAAATCGGTCATGTGTTCCCCCTTGCTCGGATTGCTTTACCGATTGCGCCGTCTTGAAGTGAATCCATAGAATCTGCCATCTGTGCACAAGCCTCACGCTCATCGGCACGGACAAGTTGGATGAGCTTGGGTATGTCTACATGCCCATCCCAATCATTTTCTGTCCAAGCCTGCTTTGCAAGCTCTTTGTCTCGTTCGTTCATACAAATCCTAGCTCCTTCTTAAACATGGACAGCCCTTGCACTAGGTCATAGGCTTGCGCGTAGTCAAGGCACACGTAGTAGTCTTGCGTTGTTGAGCTGAACGACTTGAAGTGTGCGATGTAGCCGTTGCCCGTATCCTTCACGGTGGCCAGCAATGCGCCTGGGTATCGGTAGTCCTTCCCACACTTAACGTAGGCGGTATCGCCTCTGCGGTGTACGGTTTCGGTCATTTGCTTTCCTCCTTAAGGCGGGTGTAAGCACGTATCCATTCGTCACGTTGATTTGTCACTGTCATCAATAACTCTGACAAATGGTTGATCTGATCTTCAAGCACTGACCTTGGCTTGGTACTCATGCCACGCGCACGTAGTTTCATGATGTCAAGCTGCTGTTTTTTGACTATGTCTTTGATGCTCATCATTCTTCTCCAGCAAATTCATTAAAACATTTACGACAAACAATCAATCCGCGCAATGCTGGGCGGTAATTACAGTGTTCACAAACCATATCAATAACCCCAGCGAATACGGAAGCACACCACGTACAGGTGCAATGCAAACTCGTTGCCTCCGCTAAAAAACCCAACAGCAAAGCAAGGCCACTTGCGTGGAAAAAACTCAGCGTTTAGATGTAGGCTTTTTCTCATCATTCTTCCCCTTCAAGGTTTTCAATGTGTGCCTGCAAGTCAACGATGCGGGCTGTTTGAGCTGTCAGCATTGCTTCCAAGTCCTCAATGCGCTTTGCCATGCGTTGCACCTCCTCCACCAGCACGGCTTGCGTGTCCCAATCAGGTTTGAAGTTGTCATGCGATGTCTGGTCAAGCATCACGGTTCGCGCCAGCGCCTCACAAGTGCCACAAGGCTTTGCAGGTTTTTCAATAAGCGTCAACATTTTTAACGGAACTTGCTCCACTTTTCCCCATCCAGCCCATGCTTTTGCCGAGGAATACTCACCAAAATGCGCAACCTCTCCTTTCTTGGTTGTTGCTTTGTATACGCAAGATAATTCTTCGTTCATTCTTCTGTCTCCACTTGAGGAAAGGTTGATGATACAAAGCGCACCGCAGTGTCGCCATCCTTGAGTAGCACCGTGATCGTGGCAGCTTGCAAGTCTCTGCCGTAGATCAGCATCAGTGCTTCCATGATTCGTTTCATTTCTTGGTTCATTTCAACACCTCCTTCTCTAGCACTTCGATTGATGCGGTTATCTTTTCGCACAGGTAATGAGGTAAATTTTCCTTCAACGAGAAACTCCACGACTCAAGCGCCGACAGCAGTTTGATAATCTCCAAGGCTTCTACGCGGGTCATGTGTTCTTCTCCTTGAGTTTGGCCTCAATGGCTCGGCACGTCTTTTGTATGCTCATCTCCATGCAATCTTCAATGTCCTCCTCCGTCAGCCCTACCCACGGGCGCTTTGGTGGGGTGGTGTATCGTTGCAGCTGTTCTGCCGTCATTTCAGAGGGGTCCACTGGAATAACGCTACCGTCTGGCTGTTCTTCAACAGGCCACGCCACCGTTTCCTGCTCTGGCTGCCTCAGCAGTGCTTCCAACTCCTCAATGCGCTTTGCCATGCGTTGCATCTCCTCAACTAGTACAGCTTCGGTGTTGTAGTCGGGTTTAAACGGCGGTGTAGTGCGGTCAACACCACGCTGAATCATTGCGCGATGCTCATCTGACATCATTACAGGCGCACCTGACCCAATAAACTTTACCATGTCAATCGTTTTCGGTTGCTGGTTTTTGAATCTACGCTTGACTTCTTGCTTAACCACAATTTCAGACAGTTCTTCTTGAGTTCCAGATTTTGAACCTTTGCTATTGGGACTGAAACGGCAAAAAATGCACTCACCAAATGACTCGACGCATATTGCTTGGTCGCTGTCTATCTCAAATGAATTGCCGCAGCACTGGCACTTGGTTTTCTCGGTCATTTCTCTGTCTCCACTTGAGGAAAGGTTGAGGATAAAAAGCGCACTGCCGTGTCGCCATCCTTGAGTAGCACCGTGATCGTGGCAGCTTGCAAGTCTCTGCCGTAGATCAGCATCAGTGCTTCCATGATTCGTTTCATTTCTTGGTTCATGGCGCGTTTTTCTCCTTGAGAAATCCGTTCACGGCTTTTAGTTTGGCTTCGATGGCTCGGGCAAAAACTGCTCTACTGTCCGTGGTCGGCGGGCGGTTATACATTACTTGCAAATTACTAAGTACCGAAGAAATATCCTCATCCGTCAAGGAAACCCAAGGTTTCCCCCACGGGCGCTTGTCGCAGCTACGCTGCTCCTTTTGTGGGGTGGTGTAAAGCAAAGTTCCAACAGGAATATTTTGATACAAATTGACAATAGGGCAACGATAAGTTTCACCCGTGTATTTCGCCACAGGCTCCTGCTCTGGCTGTGCCAAGGCTTCTTTGATGGCGGTGATGGCGTCTGTAACAGCGTCAGCAAGTGATGGGCTAAGAATGTCGCAGTAATAATCCACAATAGTTACTCGTTCCAACGCCTCAAGCGCCAGCTTTAAAACTTCTTTCATGTCAGATTCCCCACGCTCTTGAACTTCAAATGGTCATCGGCACCGGGGCGCATGGGCGTCAAGTTCTTCGGTACATACGAGTCACGTTGCCAGATGCTCAGTGCTGGCGCAGGCACAAGGCTAGGGTCGCGCTCGACTGGCACATAAACCGACGAGGGACGGTGCTTCTTCTTGGAGGCCAAATCTCCAAGCGTGTTTGCGAAGGCGCCGAGGCTCACTTCTTTATTGACTCGCATAAAGTTGGGGTTTCCTGCTTGTAGTTTCATGGTGTCACCCGATACCAGATATAGCCGAACATGAAGCACAGGCCAGCAATGACACCGACAACAGTGGCCAGCGTTACCAGCCCCTCCATCACGTCCCAAAACAGATTGCGGTCTAGCGCGCGTGTTTTACGAATCGGGCAATCCCGGCCTTGCGTGCAATTGCCGTACTCGTCGCAACAATTCATGATGACCACCATGCAACAAGCAGCGCGGCAAGGCCAACGCCTATCGCAAAAGCCAGGGCATAGCCAGGCCAGACAGAGGCCTTGCGGCCATAGCCCTGCACCCAGGTGCAGTCGGCGTAATTGCGAGGTGTGATGTAGTGTGATGGCTTCATGTAATTATCCTTTATGGGGCCAGTGGCCTTGGTGGTTTATTAGGCGAAATTGACGATGCCGCGAGGCTTTCCGTCTACGGTAATGATATTAAGAGTGAGCAAATCAGCGATGCATTCTGGCAATGCTTTTCCTTCCTTCACGCAGTCAATGAGAACTGCGTCAAACATAGAAATATCTGCGCAGGTGTTATTGACGAGGATGATGTGGGTTGCGTTTGTCATGTTGTTTACTCCGTTGCGTTGTTGATGGATCAACTATAACACGACTTCCCACAATCTCACACTTATTTTATAGGGATAAACCCTTAGATCGACGTTACTTCCACGTCGTGAGGCCTGCGCTTGCCGTCCATCAGTTCATGCAGGCGTTTTTCGGTCAGGCGGTGGCAGCGAATCATGGTGCGCGCAGGCAGTACGTCCAGCAGGTCGCCATAGTCGCTCAGGATGGCCCGAACGGCCTGTATTCCAGCCCCGTCCATGCGAATGGCACCACCGGCAAGGTTTCGGCGCCCGGCCAGCGCAAGGGCTGTAATCGCGTCCACCAGCAGGCCACTGGCATCCTCGCAAATCGCCATGTCTTTAATCAGCGTCTCCATCAGGTTTACCGCGTCGCTGACCACCCGCCAGTCGTCGGTAGTGGGCGCTGGCGCGGTCTCCATCGCGTGCAGCCCCTCATACATCCGTGTTAACTGGTGGCGGCGGTAGTCCAGCGGCAACGGCTCGCTTGAGCTGGCCATCATTTCGTCCATGATGGTGTAATACTTCGGTCGGGCAATCGCCCGGCGCTTACTTTGCTTGCGACTCACTCGACAGCCCCAGCTTCACGTAATGCAATATCTGCGCGGCCAGCGTGCGCGTGGATTCCTGCGCGTGCTTGCGCAGCAGCATTTCCACATCCACAGGCAAGCGCACCGTCATGTAGCGATCTTTGATCTTCTCGTTCATAAATTTCCTTTGTGTTCGTCAAAAAAAGCGCTGATCTTTGCCTTCGCATCCACAGCACCTTTTCCCACTATACAGCAGTAATTCACACTTTCAAGATAGGCAATGATGCTTTTCTGGTCAGGGCTCAGGCTTCCACCCTTCACCCGCTTCATTTCGACCCACAGGCGCCAAGCAGGCACGAACAGATCAGGGATACCGGCCACAGTGCCTTCGACCTTCAACGCCACCGCAGTGGCCATACTTCGCGCCCCGCCGTTGGGGATGGAATGAATCAGGACGCCAGGGTAAGTGCGGCGAAACCACTGCACCACCAGCGCCTGCTCGTAATGCTCAGAGGGTATTTTTTCAGCGGTCAAAAAGGCACCTCTCCTTCCCACTCTGGGCAGGCGCTTGGCGTGGCTGCGAAATCCTCGGGCGGCTCCATAAAGAACACGACGCACGTTCCATTCACGTCGTAAAACTCGCAGGTATGGCAGCACATCGGTGGCCCGAAGGCAATCAAGCGCTTGTAGTCCGTTATCAAATCAGGTTCAGCGTGTCTCATTCCCAGCTCCTTTTCATTACTCTAAAAAATTTACCATCTTTACGAAATTCAATGAACTTTGGCGGCGTGGCCTCATTCATGTTGGCGGCCATCTCGTCCATCGTTGCCACGTTCAGCCCGCCAGGCGCAATGCTGGCGCTGGTGGCCAGGCTCAACAATTGGCCCATTGCCCGCTGGCCCGCATAGCCGTCGTGGGAAATCGGCAAGTATTCCGTAATCGGCGCATCGCTCAGGCTCCCGTAATAGGTCACGGCAAGCATATCCTTCCCACTGGCCTTGCTGGTGTGCTTGCGCCAATTCCAGCTCGTCACCTCCATGTCAGTTCCTTCCAGGCCCATGATGTCGTCGTTTCGCAAAACCATCGACTTTTTTACCGGCTCAGGAAACAAAGCACCGCAGGCCGGGCAGACCATCGCAGAGATGTGCACCAGCTCCCCGCACTCGTCGCACACCTTTATCGGCGCCTCGCCATCGCCTGAACTCCCTTTCTTAGGCGGCTGCACGGCAGTGATAGGCCCATGCGTCTCCACTACGCCAGCGAAGTCTAGGACTAGGCAGTCGGCCTTGCCTGGGTGCGGCCTCATGCCTCGACCAGCTTGTTGCAGATATAAACCTGGTGACATGGTTGGTCTGGCCATGACTAGCAAGTCAATAGCCGGATGATCAAATCCAACATTCAAACAACCAACTTGCGTAATTGCAGTGATTTTTCCGGATTTGAAATCAGCAATGGATTGCTCTCTATCCTTCTTGGCCATGTTTCCAGTCACAGAAACAGCAGGTATGCCACGACTCAAAAGAATGTCGCGTAAATGCTCTGCGTGTTTCACACCAGTTGCAAAAAACATCCAGCTTTTGCGGCCATCAGATCGCTTGATGACTTCATCAATCATGGCCTCGTTATTGTCTGACGTATCAACTGCTGCCTGAAGCTCAGACTCCACAAAGTCACCGCCTCGCTTATGAACGCCACTTGTGTCAAATTTGAAACTAGTCTGCTTGCTTCGTAATGTCGCTAAGTAGCCTTTAAAAATAAGTTCTTCAATGCTGACTGGATCAAGTAAATCATCAAATATTGCTGGTTTGTCCGTAATCATTCCGTGACCAAGACGAAATGGACTAGCCGTAAAACCAATCACGCGCATTGATGGATTTATAACCATCAGATCGTTGATGATCTTTCGATAACTTCCTTCATCTTTGTGTGAAATATCGTGTGCTTCATCAACTAATAAAAGATCGCAATGCCCGATTTTTTTTGTAACGCGAACAATTGAAAGAGGGCCGCCAATGGTGATTGGCTCACCAAGTTGTTTCTTGCCTGCGCTTGCAGAATAGATACCCATAGGAGCGCCAGGCCAGATCGTCCGAAGTTTCTCGGCGTTTTGATTGATAAGTTCAACGCTGCGCGTGAGCATTACGATATGCGTTTCTGGCCATTCGGTGATTGCTTGCTTACATAGTTCAGCAATAACAATGCTTTTACCGCTCCCGGTTGGCAACACAACGCAAGGATGACCCGTATTTTTTTCCATCCACTCGTAAAGCATCGACAAAGCTCGCAACTGATACTCTCTCAGTTCTATTTTTGCCATGTTTTACCCCGTCTGACGTTATTGACTGTGTGCCTTGTGACATCAAACTTATTTGCCAGCTGCTGGCCATTCAGATTTGAATGCAATATCTCTTTGACGTTTTCTTCCGTCAACTTAGAGCGTCCATTTTTTTCACCAACATAATGGCGTCTTTTTTTCAAAGCGTCCTGCGCATTGTCTTTCGTTGTGCCAACAAACAAATGGTCTGGATTGACACAGCCAGGGTTATCGCAGTGATGACAAACAATCAGTCCATCAGGAATTGGCCCGTTATGAATCTCATAAGAAAGTCGATGAGCTCTTGTGTTTTTACGATCACCAGGTAGCACGCCATATCCGTCTTTATCTGTATGCGCTCTCCACTGCCAGCACCCGTTATCTAGTTTTACAAAACGAGAAAAAAATCGTTCTTCAATAGTTCCAGCTTGTCGAAGGCGCATTTCTTTCATGTGTACAAAGCTAGTCTCAGACCTTAGACAGCCGCACGACTTACTGCTTGCACTTCTAACAGTTACGCCATAAACAACTCGCTCTGTTCCACATTCACAAATACAGTTCCAAAATTTGCCAGTTTGTTTTGCATTTTCTGGTCTTGAAGCCTCCGAAATAACAGTCCATCTGTAAGACTTGAATCCGATCATGTTGACTATTGGTTTGCCCATAATGCTAATTTCCTTGCTTAGTGAGAATGTTATCATTGTAACAGCTTACGCAACCACCCTTGCACCAAAGTCGCGGCGCATCTCAGTAATTAGCGGGTTACCGCTACCGCAGGCAGGTGCATTGGCCAGCAGTTCGCGCGAGCTGAACACGCCTTCAATTTCTGGGTCGCCGTTGGCCACGGTCACGCCGTTAATTTCATAGACGGCGGTAAATGCGTCCGGCCCATCCTTGCGCTTCCACGGCACCAGGTCAGGGTGCAGGACGTGGCCTTCGCATCCCGTGCGCTGGGCGTCCAGCGGTATCACGTCGTCCCACTTCGCGCAGTGCCAGGTGGAATCAGACAATGGCGTGGCCATCGCGCAGGTGCGGCAGTTGACGTGTTTGGTCGTCTTGCTTCCAAAACACTGGTCGTGGCCATCACAGAATTTGCATTGATACCAGCTCGCGTCGGCGCTCAACGGCTCAGGCATCCGGTCGGTTAACGCAATGCGGTGGCCGCGAGCAATCGCCTTGCCTGCCACCTCTTTGTCCAGCTTGATGCGCTCGGTGTGAATGCGGTCGTCATCCTTGCAGACCGCCAGGTAAAGCGCCCGGTCCAAACCCGTCACGGCCATGTAGGCCTGCATCTGGACAAAATGCTCAGGCTTCGACTTCTCGACGCCATCCTTCACTAGCGAATCAAACGACTTTTTGGAATGCGTCTTGAACTCGGCCACGTGTTTGGTCTTTGGTGCACCCGGCACCCCGCTATCAATGATGGCGTCCAGGCTGCCGGACACGTGGCCACCGAAGTCCACCCGGTGCTGGCCAGACACTTGCCGCACGTCCATGCCGATAGCCCGTAGGTCGCTGATGATGTTCGGCTCCTCTTGGTGGCCCCGACGGAACAGGCGCAGGATGCGGCCAGGGAATGTCGGCTGCACAGCCCAGCGAAACGACAGCCACAGCCAACGGTCGCAGGCATGGCCCAGCGTACTGGCACCCAGATGCGGACGCGGCACTTCGGCCTGCGCTTCGTGGTGCTTGTCAATCAGCGCCTGAATGTTGTTGGTTTCTACTTCTGGAATTTTCATGGGATTCTCCTAAAAGGTGGGGGGACTTGCCTCATAAAGCCCGGTCTTTTTGCGTGTACCGGAACATGGAGTACGCATCCCCCCGAAAATTACTTCTTAGCCCAAGGTGGTGCGGCCTTGGCCGTTGCAGCTTGTGCGGCTTCGGCCTGCTTTACGAAAGGTGGAACACCCGCAGCAGGTGCAACGCTTCCAGATACCGATTTAAAGGCCTTTACTTCGTTGCTGGCACCGTACTGCGCGTCTTCTTTCACTTCCAGCTTGATGGCGATCTGACCACCGATCAACTGGTCGGTGTCCGTCACCTTGGCCAGGCCAATCGCTCGCATGATGTCGCCCAACTGCTGGCGGCCAATCTCCTCGGCCTTCGGGTTTGCATTCTTGATGTTCAGGTTTCCAAACACGACGCGGCCTTGGTGGCTGGGGCCGGTAACGTCGTACCGCAGCTTGATGTACTGGCCATTGCCGGCCTTCGTGGGCTTCAATTCGGCCTGCGAAATCGTCACGGTGTACCAGCCCGCAGGCAGGGGTTCAAAGTTGCCGTTGCCCTGGGGCAGTTCGTTGACGTTAAATTCTTCGTTGAGAAAAGCCATGATGATTACTCCAAATAAAATTAAACAATTGACCAGTCATCTGCCAGAAGATCCGTTTGGCTGGCAAGCCAAGGCACAACGGCACCAGGGGTTGTCTTGCTCTCTTTAGGGTAGA